GCCCGTCGCCACCGACTAGACGATTTTGGTCCTTTATGGTTCCGAGATCCGCGCTGGTGTTTCTGGACCTAGTTAGGTACGACGGGCAACTCACTAAGTACTCTCTCCGTCAACCAGTACCATCGGAACCGTTGTTGATTGACTTTGCTCTAGTACAGAGATTTTTTCGGTTTTTATTAATCGTGGACGTTTCTTCGAAGTAGAGGACCAGGAGATAAAAACATAGACATGCTATTTGTAAGATACGTATCGATACGGAAATACAGACGCTAGAGTTACAAAGAGAAACTTGCTTAGCCTTGTAGAAGGGAGGACCTCGAAACGAAGAACCCCATGAGAATCAGGCAACAGGATAGAAGACTCGTTTTTTGATAGACTAACGTATTCTGCTAACGTCATAGTTGAGAGAATGTGGGCAGCAGCTGCGGCATGAAGGATAGATGTCCAATCCCTATACCTCGTCTTGTGTTCTGAGTCACTGATCACTGAGAGGAAAACCGTATATGCTAATGATGCTGATTCATACAACGTAGCTCCCGGTAATCCCCCGAGAGCTGCGAGAAGTTCTGATCCTAAAGAATTCATGACGCGTTTCCGATCAATATCTGAACGGTCAAGTAACTCAACTGACTCCGAAGGCTTATTCAGATCCAAGATTTCGCCGAAAGCTGGCACAACACGCATTGAGACAGATGACGTAATGATGTCATTCGGCTCTAAGACATGAAAGACTTCTTCTTTCCATCCTCCTGTCGAGACGCGTATTAGAGCTCGTATATACCATTGTTTCAGCAAGAAAGCACTCAACTGCTCAGTCTCGTCCGTATCATGCTGGGTTCGAATGATGACACGCTGAGCCTCACCTTGCCGTCGAAGTCGAGCAAGAATCGGGAACAATTCGCGAAGAGACAATGGCAAGTCAACACATATGATATCACAGAACTTGTAGGTAAGAAGCAAGGAGCTCAGAATAGACGCATTCCGGACGTCCCCGGAGGTAGTGTATGACTGCGATGTGACGGACGTTCTAGGATCGAAGCGAGCAAGCCGTATCATTGAGGGAGTATAAGTTGACGGATGGGGTACCTTCGGAAGATCCTCACGTAGGTCGTGACAGTAGACAATATGAGCTCCCCCGAGAATACAACACAGAGCTGTGCCGCCATGACCAGAGCCGACTACCAACGCTTTAAGGAATCCTAAATAAGGAATCACCTTTGACCAAGAAAGGAAGGCTGTGGAAGAGTACGGGAGGAGCATCCCTAAGTGACGCGATAAGCGATAGCAGTTCTCAGAAGTTACGTCAGAGAAAGTCTTCCGAATTCCTTTAGAGTTCGCAAACCTAAGAGCCTCTCTCGTAGGGGTGACCTGTAAGGGAAAGGAACCTCGTACATCCGGAGTATAGGATCCAGCGGGCTGTCTCCACTCTCTCAGTGACTCCTCGGCTGCATCAGGACACGAATAGATCTTTTCACGACCGGTGCCTGTCAGAGTGTTTCTCAATACAGTCCTCACACTCTCGTTCTGGATATAAATTCTCTGTTTCCCTGCGTCTGTCCCTAAAAAGGTGGCTACGATCAGCTCCAGAGAACGATAGTCTTGGAGGGCTCCCACTTGTTGGAGAGCAGACACAAGGGCCTCTGACGCAGACACACACTCTTTTTCTGATGCTGACCCTTCAAGACTAAGTCGACTCAGTAGACGTCGAATGTGGAATGTAATTGTCTGAATCTGTGTGTCTAGGTCTGCATCACAGAATAGAATTGCAGGGAGTGTGTAATACGAGCTCGTGGTCACGGAAGTCTCATATGCAACCATTTCTGTAAGAGCTGACATCAGCTTATCACGCGTTGTTGACACTTTCGTGTAGCGCAACTCAGGCCCTATCGTTAATGCGCTGATCATAGGATCTCCGCGACATATTGAGTGTCCTAACATTGGGATGATCGGGTCTAGAAGAAGAGTACCATAACGTAGGACTCCGTACATAAGAGATGTTTTCCTTCCTCTTCTGCTTCGTCTAAACAGGATAGTATGTCCGACAAGATCAATGATTACTCTCGCACACGCTCTCAGATACTCTTGTAGTCCCATGGTTGCAAACTCTAGCACACCGAGAGGGACTTTGACACGCGTCACGACGTAGTCGAGTACACTGTCTAGTCCGGAGGTTCCCTTCAGACTCCGAAGCAAGACACAGTCGAGACTCCTTGTCCTAGCCTTGATTTTAGATATAGTGCCCATCGGGAGAAGTCTCATCAGCGGTGAAAAGAGATCTCGTTCTAGAGTGATGGATGTGTCGCGGATCAGTCTCGGCAGATGAGAAAAAGGCTTTGGAATCTTTGTTGTGAGAGGAAGAGTGAAACGATCCCCTCTAATAGACTCCAGAGGTACATCCCCGATCCGAATAGCGCACTCGCAATACTCTAGGTTCGGATGAGCGGATGCGTACAGGTCCGCCTGCGCAAGCATGTAAAGAAAAAATTCCTGGAACATAATGGGGTAGTCGTCTACTGTCGCACTGAGATATCCTGCTTCATTAGAGTCGAACACACAGTGACTAGCAAACGTCGACTGCCCCATTATATGAGCATCCGAATTTGCAATCCTGTTAACATAGCGGTGACTTGCAGATCCTCCGATGATTGTAGTGAGCAAGTCGGCGACTTCCGAGAGTCTAACACGGCTTCGAGACAGTGACAAGTGGTCTATAAGTTCGGACATAACAGCATTCCGATCAGACCAGGAGTAAACCCGTTGTAGAGCTGCAAGAGCTGACTTTGCCATCCCCTTCCCAGTGATCTTGTACCCGTGTTCCGACCTCTTCTCTCGTGTCTTTACACCCAGGTATACTCTTTCGCTTCCTCGCGTGAACCTCGGCGAAGAGGTCGGAAGTTGAGCAGAGAGTCGCACTTCGGTCTTCCAAGGGACAAGCCCGAACCTGAAAGAAAAGTCCACAGGTGAATAAGAGGTGAGACCTTCAGGATTAATCCCTAGCACAGTCCATCTTCGCCGCGCCTTAGAAACCGCTTCGTAGAGAGTGTACTTAGTCATTGAAGAGTCGGACATTCTCCTAAACGTTAAGTCTCTCTGCCTTATATTGTCAGTTGCAGCTCTCAAGAGAGATCCAGACACGTCGCCTGCATTTTCCCTTTTAGCTAGACTTTGAATGCTTCTCGTTGTTAAGAACATCTTCTTCACTGCCTCTAGGGTTCCTAAAATACTGCAGTCATAGAGATCGTGAGCAATGACGGGATTGAAGGGAGTCATCGCGAATAGCGCGTCAAGAAGTTCATCTTCATAGGCCGGTGTAGATAACCGGAGGACCTCTTTAATAGGTACGTTCCTTACAGTCGAGGTGACAACAGACAAGACTTCTGTAGTGACAGCGTCGGCCGGTGACATCGGCTTATCAATAGGTAGTCCGTAAGGATCTCTAACGAGACTGCCTCGAGTTGGTGATCTCGAGTATGTATCATCAGCTGAGAGCCTCGACATAACTCGTGCTGCTTCAACCAAAAAGGTCCTGAGACAAAAACAGGAAGAGAGAGACTTACTAAGTGGATCTCCTCCTCCTCGGTAAAGGAAATCAATAAACCCGAGTGTCGAGTACCCTCCCAATTCGCCTGGAGTGACAAGTGCCTGACGTGTCAACTGAGGATTCGATCCAAACGTGGAAGCTCGTAAGGTCGCGGCATAAGGCCCCCCCGAGTCTAATAAAAGACGAGAGCAGAGAGCAGCCTGTCCCACTGTCACGACATAACACTTCAGAGGATCCTTTGAGGACTCTGCGGCTGCGTGGCCTGTTGAAAAGATCGAGGCAATGTACGAGTCTATAGAAGGGAAGTCAAGCGCAGACGTAGGGAAGATTCTAGAAAGTCCTTTAAGAGTGAGAGGATAATCCACTCCTAGACAGTAGATGGCTTTCGAGTAGGTCACGGTTGTTGATGAGTCAATACACTCCTCCGGCTTAAGATCCTGGTTGACTAGCTCCGAGAAGAAGGAACAGTCTTCGATGATTTGATCCCTGACAAGGACATACTGATCCTGCCAAGAGAGACTCAAGTCACGGTCCACCGTAACTGTAAGCATCACATTGTCCCCTTGTGCTGTCATGGTGTAAGCTCCATTGATGAGGTCCATTGCACGTGCGATCATTGCAACAGTAGCTATGGACCAGAGCTTCTGAGCTAGTCCTTCAAACCCTCCGAGATGATAATACCAGAGGAGGAGAGACTCGAAGGGAATATGCTCATCTATGCCGTCGGGTCTTGCATTCCCTGATCGAACATAGACCATACACTTGGCAAAGAATGTATGTATCCAAGAGAAGACTCGCTTCATCCCGAAGACTCCGTTTAGATCCTGTCCAATCATGTGAACAGATAATTCTCTCCACCTCAGATTCCATCTTGACAGGTCCAACTCGATAAATAGGCGCAGCTTTGTCGTATCTGAAAGAGGGAGAGTTAATCCTAGGAGACGTTGATGGACCGTTAACTTGTCGTCAGCCATCGTGAGCTGAGGGAAATACGGCAGGATCGAGTGCGCAAGGTTAGCTTCTATTATCGTAGCTCCGTTCCTGATCTCCAGGACAAGCATTGCGAACATCCGAGCGGCCAGTTTGAACTCTCGTTCTTTAGGGGTTAACGCTACGGTGAAGAACTCAGGATCGAGAAGCCAATCGTCTATTGCACGGACGAAAGCCTCGTGATCGATATCCTCTCGTGCCAGTACCTCGAGAATCATCCTTCTCTCCGACGTGGTCATAATCTTCCTATCCCATGCGGATGCTCTCTCCGAATACTTAACATTGATCGACTTGTCATCAATGATTTCGAGGAAGTTAGGATAAAAGTCAAAGTCCTTACATTTTTCGAAAGTCACAAGATCCCAGTCCGCCAACGGAATGTCATGAGCACCGCATTTGAGTACCCCTCGGGAATAATAAGCGTGAAGGCGACTCTCTCTGGGTATGTTTGCCATGGGGGGCCACCTCCCGTGCCTTTTAATGTATCCCTCGCAAAAAAGGCGACAGTAGGTTGCACGCAAAGCCATTGCACTAGAAGGCAAAGTACGGTCTTCTGATCGAGCTTCGGCAGCAGCTGACAGTCCACTTCTCTCGATATCTATATGTGGATGGGAGATTGCTTTCTGAAGACCGAACAGTTCCGCAACATGAGTTAACGACCTAGCGTTTGTTAGACAGGTGTCTTCGTAAACGTCACACAGCCAGTCATCTGGGTTTTCCAGCCCTCTAGAGCGTCGGATCTTGATCTCCTTATCTACATGCTTGTTTCTCATTGCAGCGTAGCTGTTGTTGGAGAAGCACATTTCAGGAGAAGACATCTGCGACAAGTACGCTTTACAGAGGGACTCTGTCGACTTGGCGAGTTCATATCCTTCATTCCCGTACGTTAAGAGACACAGCTCTTGCCAACTCCACTGCGCTAGTAGTAGAGGAACAATGTAGTTGTCTTCGGAGTAAATGATCGATGCTGCAAAAACGGTATTGAATCGCACATAGAGTGCATCTTTGATTCCGAGAAGCATATCGTATGTTAACACGATGGGAGACAAGGATGAAGCTGGATCTTCAAGAATGCAGATTCCTGTGGAGAGGAGCATTCGGCGCCCCTGATATTGAAAGACACGGTGGTCGCGTCCTCCGCTGGATCGATAAGTGTCGTACTCCGCTATCCAGTGATTCCACCACAGCATTCTGCCGAGTAAAATCTTGCACTGGGGATTTAGTTGTCTCAGCGAAGGAAGTACTAACGATGTGTCGAGCACTTCGCGATAATATGCTTCAATTCCTGCTAAAACAGGAGAGCAAACCTCAGCGGAGAAAGACAGCGCTGCCTGAGCCTCGTCTTGAGGAGCACTGTATTGCTTCCAGAGCTGTGGGTACATCTCCGGAGCAATGAGCGTAAAGCCCGCTTTCAAAGCTGGGAACTCTCGAAGTGCTTTATCACAGGGGCCTGTAATCTTCCTCGGGTACCAGGAAGCTGGAACAC